CAACAGTCTCTTTACTAGGTAAAGAACTATAATTAATAACAAAATCATTTATATGATTATATAGAATTTTTTCATTATTATCTGTAAAATAATCCTCTTTTAAGAACGGCAAAACTTTTCTTGTATAATCTTCATTCTGTAATAGATTCCTCAATATTGTTGTTTCAATTTTCATTGAGTACTGACTCCATTAAAAGTTCTAAAATTGACTCTCCAAGTTTCTCTTCAAAGATTTGACCCTGCTCATCGGTTAAATGATTCTCACCAATAGTACTTGGTGCCATAAGAATATCATATTCAAAATCACAATTTATTGAACCATCCTCATTTAATTTTTTGTGTAACTGAAAATTCTTGTATCTTACTATAACATGGTGAAATGGCCCCTCAAGGATTTGGATACAAGGGGCTTTGTCTTCTGGGTCATCTGGATTAGGAACAAGACTGAACCAATTATCCTTCAACTTCCTCTGTTGCTGGTTCTTCGGTGCTAGATTCGGCATCATCTCCCTTTCCATAAGAAAATTCTTTGTCAGCAACTTCATCAATTCTATTCAGAAGTTCTTCTGTAAAATGTTTTTCTGGATCATTCAAAATTTGTTTACCAAATAATTTTGTACCATCAGGCATTTCATAACGAGTTGATACCTTCTTTATTATATCATACTTCTCAGCCAATTCAAGTAATCCATAATAACGACTCAACCCCTCATCGTAAGTCAAAAGCACATCAACCATCTTGTTTTCTTTAGTCAATCTTGATTTGAAGTTTTTACAATGAATGATATTACCAACAACATCTGTTCCTACCTTTTCTTTTCGTTTTGACAAAAATACAATATTAGAAGCAGCATACTGTAAACCAGAACCACCACCCATCACATCTTGTGGAAACATTGTTCCAACTTGTTTGTAAGTGTGATTGGTGACCAACAATGGAATACCTGCCTTGGCCAGTTTGAGTGTAAGAACTCTGAATGCACCTTTGACAATTCTTGCCTTGGTCATATCAACTTTATCTGCACCCTCAGTCGTATCTCCAACCTCTTTTGCAGTTGACAACATACCAAGACTATCAAGACAAAGCAATAATGGTTTACCCTCACCCTTTTCAAGATGTTTGTCTACTACTTTTGCTGCCTGTGATGCAAATTCTTGAATTGTTGCAACTGGTATCTGAGCAAACCTTGACTTGTCAATATTCTTTTCCTCAATCATCTCAGGAGTTAATGCTGATTCAGACTCAAAGTAAAGAATACCCCCGCTAGGATTATCTGTAAGAAACTGTTTGCACAACCCAAGTAAGAAAAATGTTTTTCCAGTAGCACTCTCTCCCGCAAAGGCTGTAATTTTGTTAATCGGTAAACCTTTGTGTATGCTACCAGACAACAAAGCATTGAGAATATAAGAACCTGTGTCAATGTATCCATCTACGTTCCCCAGCATTCCATCTGCAACTTTAGAAGCATATTCGTTCCCCGTGGCAGATATAAGTTCATCTAAAAAATCATTCATCATCATTCCTTTTTTGTAATTCAGCCAAAACTTGAGTTGCAATCATGTTTAATTGTTGTCTATCAGAATAATCTTCAGACCTATCTCTATCTTTCAAAATATCTTTATATAATTTTTTTAAATCTTCTGTTAGCCAACTACCATAATCAACTTGCATAATACTCCTTATTATATCATGTAAAGTAAGTTTGTCAAGAAAAGAAATCCATAATTGTGGCCTTCTTTTCACACTCCCAACCGATTGTGTCAAGAATACCCTTCATAGGATCTAAGAATGATTTTTGGAATTGTTTATCATAATCTATGTAGTCATCAAGGTTAAACTCTTTTGGAAGAGTACCTAACATTGCAATTGCAGAATCACCAGTTGGATTAGGTTCAACAAGATATGTATATTTAATCTTTTCACCTTCTTGAATCTTTGGATATTTCTTTGTCAATTTGTTTTTCTTCAACATCTCATTGTATATCAGAGAACCCTTAACATGCAACGGAGTTGATTTACGATAGATAGTTGCAGAGTCTCTATATTTTGCCAGACCTTTGACTGATCTTGGAAATGAAACTTCCTCCGCTGTAAGTTCTTTGAATTCATTCTTAAACCCTTCAATGAATTCAATGATGTCTGCTTCAGTTCCGTTCATGATAATACGAAAACCCTTCTTCAAGGCCTTCCTACATGGTTCTGGTGTAGAAGACTTGACTGCCTCAATACCCATAATCTTTAAGTCTGGTTTCTCGTATTCCACACCCTCAGAATTATGCACATTTAAAATGTAGTGTTTCTTACCTGTCCAGATACCGACATCAGCAAGAACCTCACGTTTCATGACCATCTTCTGTTCAAATGCATTGATATACTCTGCAAGATCACCATAACACTTATCAATCACATCTTGAATCTTACCATCACAAACCTTGTCCATGAAGTTTATGATTTTCTTTGTATCTGTAAGTCCGACTTTCTCAACAAGACTATCCAGAGTAACATACAGAGAATCAGTATCAGATGCCAAAACATAGTCTTTGTTTTTGGTTTCAAGTAACTCGTTTAGATACTCATTTACTGCCCTTTCGGCCCATCTGATAGAAAGTTGACCTGCAACAGAAACTGCCTCTGCATTCCTCACATCAAAGTAACGAAACCATTGATTGCCGAGAGCACCATAAGCAGAGTTTAGAGCAATTTTAAGATTCAACTGAAGATTGAAGTATTGAGAAAGTTTGTTTGGATCAGCATTAGATCCTTTCTTCTTTTCCTCAATCATCAATTTCTTGTATTTGACTCTATCATTATACATTCTCTCCATAAGTGCAGGAAGAAAACCTTGTTTCTTACGAGTATACATGGCACCATTTGGCGTCATTGTGAGATTCTTATCCACTAAAAACTTTGTATCTATTTCTTGATCCAATAGTGTTTCAACCATCTTACTTCTTGGATACATGCCAGTCAAAGTCTCAGGAGAAATATTATACTGCATGATAAGATGTGGATACAGACTATTCAAGTCAAAACTACAAACCCACCTATGGCGTCCGATTTGAGGTTCCTTGACATACGCACCTTCGTATGCTTCTGACTTCTCTTCATGTCTCTTTGGCGGTACAACAATATTTTGTTCAAGAAGATAATTGTAGATGATACAATCCCACATTTTCACAGGCGAGAAAACATCATTGAAGTTACACTTGGCCATATATGCCAGTGAGATGATCATTTCCATGAGTTTCATCTTTTCTTCAAGTTTACAGACAAGATATACATCATGGACATTGTAATCTACAAACTTCTGAAAATTTGTTCTATACAATTCATGGAGAGTTGATGCCTCTGAATAGTCAAGTTTCTTCTCACCAAGTTCAGCATATGCAATGTGATTCAGAGCATAAGATTCTTGATTCACATAGGTAAACTTTTGATATGCATCCATATAGTCAATACTTGATACACCGACTATATCGTAGATCTGCTGTTTTCTATTACCAACAAGGGTTACTTCGTTTGTTTTATACCAACCCCAAGGCGACATTTTTTGTGCAGGTTTTTCTCCAAGAATTCTAATGATACGATTCATGAGATATGGAATATCAAAGAAACGAGAGTTCCAACCAGTCACAATATCTGGATAATCTGCAGACCAATCTCTGATGAAGTATTCTAAAAGTTGTGATTCATTATCACACTTTACATACATCACATCATCAGATGGAATATATTCACCACAACCATACACTTTGAAATCACCACCTATCTTGATTGAAATGGCAAGAACTTCTTCATTGGCTTCCCTTATGTTTGGAAATCCATATTCAGAACTTGTCTCAATATCAATAAAGGCAATTTTGATTTTGGAAAGGTCATAGTCTATCATTCCATGATAGTTTTCTGCAATATAAGAATACTGAAAACCTTCAATACCAAAAACATCGCCAGGATAACTTCTCATGGCTTCTCTTGTCTCTTTCATGGACCCCCATTTTACAGGCGATACATTTTTATTGTCAAGAGTTTTCCAGTTTGAAGGCTTTTGTGAGGGAACAAATAAGGTAGGGTCATAGCGGACTTTCCTACGGAAAGACATGCCATTAGAGTCTATACCTCTCAGGGCAATGTAATTACCGAAAGGTAAAACATTTGTGTAGAACATTCAATACCATTTTTTATAGGGGATTTTTAACTTGTCAAAAACATTATAACACCATTTGATCTGCTTGTCAACCCAAGTACGTTTGGATTGAAACAGACCAATGGTGAATAAAAACTGAAGATATGCTTTTAGAAACAGTCCAATTAATAAACTAGACCCTTTTCGTACTTTGTCTTTTTGTTTACCCTCAGAGCCGTTTTTATGTCTCTTCGGTTTGAACCATCTTTTTTGAAAGAACAATGTATCCATCCGCTGTTTGGTTGTCCCTTAGTGTAAAATTCCAAAATTAGCTGGTCAAAATCTAATTCTTTAGAAATCCATTCTGCAACTTCTCCATTAGGAGTTCCCAGCTGTTCAAAATCTGCTGCCATTCCAAAACAATGTTGACTTGTTTTAGAACCACCTATTTTTGCATTCAATTCTTTTCCTCTATAGCCAGAATTGACTGTAATCACACCAAAATTATCTCTAACAGGTTGAAGCACATGATGAGTTAATACTGTAAGATTGACAATCTCTTCTATGGTTGGCTCATTATCAATTCCCAATCTGTCAGCAGTTGAACTTTTTGTAAGTTCACTCAACCAAAAATTTTGTGATAATCTCAACTTCATACTGTTTCCACCTCAAACTTACCTGTCTCAGTATTAAGTTTTATTTTAAGGTTGAGTTCCATATTTGGTATATTTAACTCACTTTTAACACCAGATTCAAGCATCTCTGTGAGAGACTGTGCAGGTTGAGTTGGATCAGCCTTGACTATGGCATCCAAAGCACCTTTTGCATTTTCTGGTATTACATCATCAATCATTTTAGAAACATGATCTTTGGCCAAATCTTGTGCTTTATCAGCAACTAGACCAGTGATCACATTCATTAAAAGCATTGGTAACATCTTGTCTCCTAATTAACAATTTCTTCATTGCCAGGTTCAATCACTACACCATCGTCTGTGACTTCCTCTGTCCCAACTACTTTATTTAGGATTTCAGTTACCCACTCTGGACCTCTTTGTGTATCTGGAAAACCATCTTCTGATGCCCTCCAAAGAATCTCACCATCAATCTCAATTACAATATCATCATCTGGAATCGAATGTCTTTCAACATCTGATGGTTTACCTACAAGTTGTGGTTTATGATTTGCAATACCTGCAGTGATTTGAATACCATGAGGAAAACCATACTGTTCATTCATAAAGATGCGAACTTTCCTACCATCCTCAAATGCAGGTGCTCTCATACTCTCAGGGATTTCCATATTTTCTAATCCCTTACCAGTTGAAGTATCAAGTACTACACTATCGTCTTCTGGTGAATCAAAATCTTGTTCTACTTTAACTGTTTTGTCTTCAGTATTTTCTTCAGTATCTACTTTAAAAGTTTCTTCTGCCATTTGTATCTCCATAAAGGGGAGCTTTCGCTCCCCGCGTCATGATTAAGAACCAATAGGAATCAGCCGTGGCTTCTTCTCTTCTGGTATCACTTTCTCAAGGTCAATATTTAACATACCATCCTTGAGGTCCGCACCCTTTACAATAATATCATCGGAAAGAGTGAAAGAACGAGAGAATGCCCGTTTGGCAATTCCCTTGTGAACGAATGAATCATTTTTAGATTCACCTTCTTTGTCTTCGGTTGAACGTATAACCAATTTACCATCGGTTACTTCAACCTCTATGTCATCTTTTGAAAACCCTGCCAGGGCTACTTCTATGACATACTGAACCTCGTTCAGTTTCCGAATGTTATATGGTGGATACCCCGAATCGCGAGTAGAGTCCATATCAAATAGTCTATCAAAGAATGTATCGAACCCAACTGTGAGTCCCATCATTTTTTGAAAGTCTTGGGGTGTAAACGCGGAGTGTCGTGCTAGAACCATAATGCCTCCTTATAAAGCGAGGTTAATAATAAACTCATCCTGAAGCACACAGCGATGAGTCTGTTAAGTGAGGTTTCCACTATGGACAACCTCAATCGCGAAACCCTTCTCCCTTGAAGAAGTGTTCACAACGATGCCTAAAAATTATCCAAAATAATTCGGTAAGAGAGTCGGCTCCATAATTACCAACTCCTTTAACTAATAATTTGTATTTTGTTTCCATAATATATATCCTTTAAAAAAGGGTGAGGTGGGTAGTAGGATTCGGCGTACCTACAACATCGGGGAACGAACTTCCGTTAGCTTTTTACCCTCTGCACCAGAACCTCCACTGGTATGTGGAATGTGACCCCCTTCTGTTACCAAAAGGGTAGCCTCGGCACCATCCGTG